GTTTTAATAGGATTATTTACATTATTAGTTGAACCAATATATCTATGATAAGATTTAACATAAAATACATCTTTACCTTTCCTATTAATAGGTATTGTAGGTTGTGTAATAAAATTTTTAAATGTTCCTTCTGCGTTTTTTACTTGTAAAAAATCTAATTCTTCAATACAAATTAAATAACTATTAGTCATACCTCCGTTAAAATCACCCCATACATCTCTATCTGGTTTAGATGTTTCCATATATTTTTTACTACCAACTAATATTGATAAAAATTTACATATTTGACTTTTTCCAGCACCTTGTTTTCCAACAAATAAAATAAATTTACCACATTTTTCTTCTGGTTTAAAAAGTAAATGTGCCATCCAATCTAAAAGATATTCATACATTACCTCTTCATTATTACATAACAATTTAATATGGTCTAATATAAAATTTAATCCAATTTCATCATAAATATATTCAGTAATATATTCAACATCAAAAGGCGTCCATAAATTAAAATGATTAACTGGGCATTTATCATTATTAGGGTAAATATCCATATTATCATAAATTTTCATATTTTCATTTTGATTCAAATATCTATTTATAAATGATTTTTTTTTCTCTATAATACCATTTTCGTTTGTAATAGTTTCTGTATAAGATAAATGTTCGTATGCTTCTTTTAATTCACCTTTTTTAAAAAAAACAATATCACTATTATCTTTTGGAATTTTAATAAATGTTTTTCTATCAAGAATTTTAAAATGGTTCTCTTGGAACTCTCTTTCAAGGTCATCATAATCGTCTTGTTTTAAATATTCTTGTTTAATTTGTTTTTGTTTTTTTTCAAGTCTAGTATATTTATTTTTAATTTTATCAAATCCAGTCTTATTATTTTTACTATAATGATATATAGTTCCTATGTTGAGAGAATGAAAACTTGTTTGGTTATGATAAGAAAATTCAAAACCTTCATCAGTATATTTCTTACTTTTTTTTGAAAAACTTTTCGCCAAATCATAAAAATTATACTTTTTTAGAATACTAATAATTTTAATCCAATCATCATATTCGTTAGAATGTTTAACTGGTATATTATTTACAATCTCTACAAGTTCGTCATAATTACCATCATAAATATTACTTACCGAAGGATTATCTTGTAATTGAGTTGTGTTATGATTCAATATTTTTTTACAATATCTTTCATTAAATAAATATTCTCTTTCTTCTGCATCATCACCAGATAATTCAGCATAACAATCAGTAAAATAAATACTATTATTAGCACCTTCAAATATAAAATCTACAAGAATATCTGCTTTATATTTTAGTAAAACATCATTATCTTTTATAAAAATAGATTTATTATCATCAATACACCAAAAATGAAATCCTTTACCTCTTGTTCCACGAGTATAACAACAGTCTTTAAGAAAAGGATATTGTTTAATAATGTCTTCATAACTCAAATCATAATTATCAAAATCTAAAATAATAAATTCAGTATTTTTAATATTAAGTTTATAAGCAAGATTATATAAATTAACATCATCACCAATCAGAGAGTTTTGATATAATGTATTTTTTTTACAATAATCTATAATTCCTTTAATATTATCAATATCACAAAATCCAATACATACTTTTTCTTTTTTATTATTATTAATATTTAATTTATCATACCAAATAAAATATTGAAATTGTAATTCATTCTCTTTTATGAAGTCAATAATATTTTTTTCTTTATGAATTATATTTATAATTGTATTTTGATTTGAAATACACATCTCTGTATTATTGGTAGATTTTATATTTTCCATTTATATATATTGTATAGTTTAAGTTTAAACCCTTTAAAATACAATATATATAAGTTTAAGACTAATTGAAAGTAAGAATACCTTGTTTTAATTTTTCTTTTTCAATAATTTCTTTATCTGTTAATGGTCTAGGTTTAAGTTTATCAAGAGAATATATTTTTTTATTTTCATTTACAATCTCTCCATTTTCAATATTAGATATATCTACTTGTTTAGGTTTTATAATTGGACTGCTAAATTCGTCTGCTGGGTCTTTATAATTATTATTTATTATTAAATAATCCATATAATTAGGTTGAACTGCAGTCATAGATTCAGTAAATCTATATGGGTGTTGTAATAATATTATATCAATTAATTCATTTTTAGATAATTTTGTATATCCAACAATATTAGTTTTTGAAATAAATAATCGTAATTCTTTATAAGTTTTTTTTTTAAGAATTTCTCTATCCATATATTTATTTAGATAAAATAAATTTTCTTTTACTACTTATATATGACTAAATCAAAGAAAAAAGTATATAGAAGAAAACCAATAGAGAGAAAACATAAGGAAAAATATGTGCCACCAGACCCTATCAAACCACCACCAGAAAATAGTAATAATAGATTTACAATTTTGCCCTTTCCTTTTTTAAAGCAAGTTTATTAGGTTGTTCTATTCTCTGAATCAATTTAAGATGTTGTAGCATTACATTTTTTCTCTTATGTTTATTATGAAACCAACCGTGTAAAATATCTCTTGAAAAACAAGGCATTTTAAATTTTTCATTTAGATAATCAACAACACTACCTATATTATTAAATCCTACCACTTCATTATCATTATCAATTTGAATTTGATAAAGGTAATTTTTTCTAACCATATTGTATATATTTAGTATATATTGTTTAAATAGGTTTTTTACTAATAAATTTTTGTGCTTCTTCATTACTCATAACTTCTCTCTCACAAGAAACACAACCTTCATCACTACAACAAGATATATGTGAACAACGTGAAGTAAATAGCGTTTGTAATAACATAGCAGTTCCACTTAAAGCAATACTAGTTATAGCAACCACATCAATAACCATATAAATAAATAAATATTAAAAATTTAAAATATTTTACAATAATATAAAATGGGTTTCTTTTCAAGTATAGGTTCGGCATTTAAATCATTTGCACCAAAATTTATGAGAGGATTAAGGCAAGTTGTTCCAAAAATCACCAAAGGTATTAAATCTGGTGTTATGAAATTAGTTAAAGGTATTAAGCGTATAGTTAAAGGCAAACCAAAAGAGGCAACCGCCAAAGTTGGAAGAGAAGTAATTAAGTCTGGAAAACGTGGGCGAAATATGATTAAGAAAGTAAAACCAAGTGGATTATTTCCGCCTATGAAATAGGTATTATTTTGAGATAAATTTGAAATTGTTATAATCTAATGTTATATTAGAACGACAAAATGTCTTGTATCTTTGGTAGAGTAGGCAATAAATATTATATTAGAAAACAAGTTTTAGAGAATATACCAAAGGAATTTAAATTGTATATAGAACCATTTGTAGGAAGTGGAGCAATTTATTTAAATATGAATTTACAAAATCATCAAAGCATCATAAATGATATTGATAAGGAATTAATTGATAATTGGAAAATAGTAAAAGAAGGATTAGATATAGATGAAAATACATATAAATATCCTATCCAAGATAAAGATTTACAAACTCAATATTATAAAAGTCCATCTGAATCTAATGAAGAAATATTCATAAAATATATAATTTCAAGTTTAGGAAGTTTCGGTAGCAAAAGTATAGGAAAAATTTATAAACCAATAAGCGAAAGTAATTTTAAAAAGAAAATAATAAGAGCAAAACAAGTAAAAGATTATATGACTAATACAGAAGTATTAAATGAATGTTATAAAAAAGTATTAGATAAGTATGATGATATAGATTCGTTCTTTTACCTTGACCCTCCATACGAAAATTCAAGAGATTTATACAAGAATTCAAAAATAAATTATATTGAATTAAAAGAAATATTACAAAATCTAAAAGGAAAATTTTTGTTAAGTATAAATGATAGTTTAGAGATTAGAGAAATATTTAAAGAATTTAATATAATACCAATACAAGTAAAAGGTAGAGGAGGAGCAATAGCAGATATAGGAAAAGGAATAAGGAATGAATTATTTATTACAAATTATAAAAAATGAAATTAAATTATATGAATAATTATAGAATACTTTATATAATTTTGAAATCATTTTTTAATAAAGATATTATATACCATATAAGTAAGAATTTCAGTAGAAACTATTTCAATAAAAGGAGGAAAGAAATAAAAAAAATAACTTATAGAACAAAAAATTCTCTCTACTACAAAAAACAATATCGTTCTTATCATTATTATTACCATTAGAAATTGTTTTACTTATAAATTGACTTCTAGTGCATCTTTACCTAATACATAAATAATAATTTCTTCTCCTAATCCTTCACCATACTGTTTATTAAAAGATTTTAAATAAGCATCTCTATTGCGTTCTCCTTTATCTCTAATATCTGGAAATTCACTTACAAGTCGCTTCACTATGTTTTGTGGAACATTTTTCTCTTTTACAGAACTATAAAACTTTTTCTTTTTTATCTTTTCTTGTTTTCCTTTTTCTTCTTCTGCTATTTCATTCATCATTCTCGTAAATAAAGCACTTTTAGATGGTTGTTTTAATGCGTATCCTTTTTCTTCTAATCCTTTTAATTTTTTAATTTCTCCCTCTAACTTTTTTATTTCCCTTTTTGATTCTAATGCGTCATCTTCGTCATAAAAAGGGTTTTCTGCATCTAAATCTTTTTTTAGTCTTTCTATCTCTTGTTCTTTATCATATATATCATATTCTTTATCCATACTATCATCGTCACTGTCACCGCCTCTAACTCTTCTTCTTAATCTTAACATCTCATCATTCGTCATTTTTTTTGGTTTTCTCGCTTTTCGTATTTTTTCAAAATCAAATAACTCAGTATATAATCTATCAGTCAATTCATCAATATTTTTACCTTCTGCATATGGCATAGAATATTGATTTCTTCCTCCGTGTCTTTCAAATCTATCTTTCATTCTTTCTTTATCATTTTCTAAATAATATCCTTTATGCCAGTCTAAAATTTTATCATTATTTAAACTTAATAAAAGTGATTCTAAATCTTCTTCTGCTCTCATTCTATCACCGCTTATTTCGTCGCTTTCTTCAAATAATTTATCATATAATTCTTCACTTCTATCTTGTTGTTCTTCAAGGTCTTTTAGAGATGATTTTAATGTTTTTATTTCTTTATCTCGTCTTTCTTTACCAAATTCTAAATCTCTAATTTTTTTTATTGAATTATCATTTAGTTTTGTTATTTTCTTAAATTCGTCTTTTTGTTGTTGTAAATTCATTATATATATATATTATGAATATATTATTTTTTCTTATTATTTTTACCCTTTGGTTTTTTAACTGGTAAAACTCTTACTGGTGGTTTCTTTTTTGGTGCTTTTTCTTTTTTTTCTGCTAAAACACGCCGAATCTTTGTTGCTTCTTTTTTCGGTATTACCATTTCGCCTTGATGTAGCAAATATTTCTTGGTTTTTGGAACATTAATACTTCCTTTTTTGAGAGAAGAAGGGTCAATAATACCGCTTCCAACACCAGCACCGACACCAGCACCGACAACTCGTTTTGGTATTTGTTTAAAAAATCCACCGACATCGTCTTTAAAAAAACTTCCTATATCACCGAACAGTCCCATTTATAAATATACTAAACATAAAAAAAATTTATAATTTATAATGTGGTTTAACTTTTAAAACGATATTTCTTTTACATTTATGAACTCTTGCTCCGCTACTTTTTTGTCCTTTTAAAGTTTTACCTTTATAAAATCTATAACAATAATAGTTTTGTGGATTAATCAATTGATTAACATTTTCAAACATAATATATATTATACTACTATTTTATTATATACTTGTTCTGCCATTGGTTTAGAATGTAGCATGTTTGTTGCTAATTCTTTTTTTTGTTTTGTATTAAGATTTTGTTTATATTTATGTGTAATGTAAATACTTCTCAGTAATGATGTAGAAATTGATTTTCCTAAATTATTTTTGAATATTTTTTGAAGATATTTTGTAATACCATTAGCGGTCATAGGTGAACCTTTTTCTGTATTTTGATTACCAGATAAATTAATAAGTAAATATTCACTATCATTAATAGTAATCCATATTCTAATAAGGTTATTTAAATCTGTATCTTTCAATGGAATTATAAAAGGTTCATTATCATTTGTTTTACTTTTTTTAGTTTTATATTCTCCAAGATGAAAGTAAGGTGTTTTTCGTTTTTTAGGAATAACTAAATAATTTTTATCAGTTTCTAAATCTTTTTCATCATCAACAATTTTCATATTAGCAAAATCATTTCTAATAATATCAAATGCTTTACCAGAATATAAATAAAGAACTAGGTATTGTTGAATCAATTGTAAATCTTTTTTAGTCAAGTCATTTTTATCTTTTTTTAAAATTGGTTTAGCATCTCTTTTATATTTATTCAATAAATCTAAAACTTCTTTATAATCAACCCAGTTTTCTTTTTGTGTTTCTGTTTTACTATTTTCATCATAATTATCTTCAATCTTATTTGATAATTTATCTTGTATTCGTGCATATTGTTTATACAATTCTTCTTCTTTTAGAATTTTTAGTAAAACGATAATAGCAGTAGTATAATTCTTTTTTGTATGAATTGATTTTTCGCTTAATACATCATAAACCTTATCAATATCTTTTATAAAATCAATATTCTTAATTGAATCTTCATTTGTAATAAGTTTATTTAAAATTTTAAGATTAGAATTATAAACTTTAATAGAATTATCACTCAATTTCTTAACTCTATCTTCATTTGCGTCTTTCAACATTTTTGTAATATCCATCGTCCTTACTATCACTAAATATAATATTTTTAAGTCAATTTTTTTCTTAATTAATTGCGTTTGAAACACAAAAAAAAAGTGTTATAAATGTTTATAAAAATGACCCCAGTATGTTTAGCAAAAGTATATAAATTATATAATCCTAATCTCTCCGATTGTTATGTTGGAAGCACAACAAGAACTTTACAAAAAAGACTAAACGAACATAAATCGTGTATAATAAATAAAAATGAAAAAAGTTGTTTTTTAGAAGATATATCTAATTTAAAAATAGAATTATTAGAAGAATTAGAATTTACAAACAAAGTAGATTTATTGTATAGAGAAAGATATTGGTTTGAAAAATTACGCCCATCTCTGAATAAATGTTTTCCAATAAGAAGTAAAAAGGAATATGTAGAAACATATTACAAAATGAATAAACAAAGATTATTGAAAGAAAGAAGTGAAGTTTTAAAATGTGTATTTTGTGGAAAAAACTATACAAAAAGACATAAAGCAAGACATCAAAGAAGTATTTATTGTTTAGGAAAACAAAAAGAAATACAAGAAGAATTTGAAAAAAATAAAAATGTTATTATACATATATAACATGGGTTTCTTTGATTCAATTGGTTCATTTTTTAAAAAAGTAGGTAAAGGTATAAAACGAGGAGGCGAAACAGTATATAAAGGTTTAAAGAATAATGTATTTACAAATAAAACTTTAAAAGGAATAAAAAAAGGTGTTAATACAGTTGGAAAAGTATTACAAGCACCAGCGAAATATTTAAAAAAAATAGACCCTTTGAAGGATAAAATGGGTGGTGCTTCATTTTTATCTCCGATTGGTTTAATTGCTGATATAGGTTTAGCATTACCAAGTGGGGCTGGATATTTAGGTCAATTAGCAACTGATAGGAAATTACAAAAGAAATTAGCGAAGGGTGATTTAGACACAATCCTAGACACTGGATTTTCTGGTTTAGCGGTTGGTGGTGGTTTAAGTAGTCTTGCTAAATCTGCATTAAAACCAGCATCAAGGAAAATGTCTGGTAAATTAGCAAAGGCATTACGACCAACATAAAATAATATATTACAATAATATATAATGGAAAGACCTACAAAAAAAGTTAGGAAAGTAAAAAAAGGAGAGAAAGACAAAAAGGAAAAAAAGGTTTTAGTCAAATCAAAAAAAACAAAAAAAACACAAGCGAAGCAGACAAAAACAAAATCAAACAGACCTAAAAAACCTAAACAACCTTCTTTATTAGAATTATTATTATTACAACAACAAAGACCACAAGCAACTGGATTAATGAATCAGATGCCTCAAATGCCTATAAATCCAGCGATGATTGGAAATATACGAGATAGAGTATCAAATCTTAAAAAATCATCTGGTTCAGTTGTAGATGAATGGGTAAAATTAAAAGAAATGTTAAATGATGCTAAAACAGCATATTCAAATGGAACATTAGACACTAATGATATAGAAGAATTATTTAAACAAGCAAAAAAATTAGGCAAAGCTGGTTTTAAAACATATCAAGAATTAAATTCTACATATACAACAGCAAAAGAAGCGTATGATTATTTTGTATCATATTTAAATAGAAATAGACCAGAAGGAGAAACAAATTTTCAACCTCCTAGTCCACCACAAGCACCACAAGCACCACAAGCACCACAAGAAACACAAGTGAATCAATCACAACCACCGCCTCCGCCTCCGCCTCCGCCTCCAGATATTCCACAATCAAATACAAATTATTTTTACGATAAAGCAAGTCAAGCACTAAATGCTATAAATCCACTTCAAGGTATTACTGGAGTAGAAGGTGGAATGCTAATGGGTGCATTAGGAGCTGGTGTTGGTATAAGAAATTTAATGAATAGAAATAGATTAAATAGAGATATTGTAGAAAATCAAGAACGAGGTGGACGATTGGCACAACAAATTCAAGAAACTGCTGTTCAAGGGTTAGGAAATGCTATGGCAGAACAAATACCAAGAGCTGGTATAAATACATTACAAAATATACAAAATAGAATAGGTAGTGATGTAGATAGACTGAATCAAGTTAGAGAAAGATTACAAGCATCAAATTTACAAAGACAAACAGATTTAGCGAGAAGCGAAGCACAAAGACAATTAAGACAACAACAAACAAGACCAAGTTTGAGAGAAGCAAATAGAGAACAATTAGCAAGACAAAATTTAGGACAAGCACAAAATGCTGGATTGAATGTAGGATTAGAACGAGTTGATAGTGCTGGAGCAAGTAGCGAGAGATGGGGTGAAGGAACAAGAAAAATAAAAACTGCAGAAGAAAAAGCAGAAAGTGCAAGAAAAGCACAAAGAACAATACAAGAAAAAGAAAGAGAAATGGAAATGGTTGAAGAATTAGCAGAAGCGACAGAAAGACTAAATCAAAGACCAACCGAATTAGAACTAAGAATAAGAGAATTAAGAGAAGCAGCACGATTGGATACATCACCATCAGTATCAAGACAACAAAGTATAGAAGAACCTATACCAGTTGAAAGTGAATTTCAAGGAAGAACATTTCTACCGAGTGAATATATGATAGGGAGATAAAATTAAAATATAATGTAATTATAATATGACTACTTTTGAAGAGAAAAGGGCAAATTATATTCCAAGAAATCCAGTTGAGATTGTATTATCTAGTAAAAATGGAACACAATTAGGAAATTTAGATGGTAAAAAAGTGTATGAACTAGAATCAGAGGTGATTGCTAGAAAGGATGAGAGAATGTTATTACATTTAAAAAAAGCATTTATTCCTTTTTCATTTTATACAATCTCTTCATCACAAAATAATAATAAATTAGATGTAAAAGAAACAAATTCATTAGGTGCAACAAATACATACGTGGTGACAATTGAAAACGGTAATTATAGTATATCAAAATTATTAACAGAAATTAAAACACAAATGGAAGCAAATACAACATTTAGTTATACATATACAATAAGTTATGATGAGAATACAAGTAAAGTATCATTTTTAATTGCTAGTGGAACTAACATATCAAAAACGGAACTATTATTTTCTACTGGTGCAAACAAAAGTGATAGTTTATTAAGAGTATTAGGTTTTTCAGAGGCAGATAAAGAATTTACAAACTCAACAGCATTAAAAAGTGATTTTGTTGTGGACATGGCAGATGGATTAGATAGTTTAAGGTGTTTATCAAATTTAGTAGGCGATAATATTGTAAGCACAAAACAAGGACAGAATGGTGGAGAATTATTAACAATACCAGTGAATCTATCACCTTATTCAATATTATATTTTGATGAAGGAAATAATCCTTTCAAACATAAAATAGCATTCTCTTCAATAAAAAGTATAGAGATTACATTTAGCGATGGAAGAGGTAATACAGTTGATTTTAATAATATACCATATACATTAATATTAATTTGTGAATTTCAATTTGACCCTAATAGTGCTATAACCGCAATAAATAAATCATTAAACCAAGCACCACCAAGAAATATAATACAAGATGAAGAGATGAGAAAACAAATGTTAAAAATGCTTATGAATAAAAATAATAAAATATAATGTAATATTAGTATATATGAAAATTATTGAAAAAAAAAATAATATAGAAATACAAGGTGCTAAATTTAGCACGGCATCAAGACCACCAAATCTCTCAAAATTTTTAAATTTTCTTAATCTAACATTAATAATAGGATTACCAGCAAGTGGTAAATCATCATTAATAAAAACATTATTAAATGGAACACCACAAGATAATCTCTATAATAATGTATTTAATTCAGTATATTATATCTCTCCAAGTGCAACTATGGAATTAAATTTACCAGAAGAAAAAATAATAAGTTTAAGTGAAGATGAACCATTAGAAGATATATTACAACAAATAATAGATGTAGAAAAAGAAGAGAATGAAGAAGATGAAGACGACCCACATAGGGTATTAATAATCTTGGACGATGCGATTAATTATATTAACACCAATCGTCATGCTTCTAATATTTTTAAAAAATTAGTGATGAACGGCAGACATATTTTAGGTAAGCATTCTTCGGTTGCTACTTGGATTGTATCACAAAAAGTAAAAAGTGTGCCTTTACAAATTCGTAGTCAAGCAAATCAAGTATTCTTTTTTGACAGCACAAAAGGAGAGAAAGAGGTAATACGAGATGAATTTACACCATTAGAAAAAAATGAAGGAAGTGAATTAATGGATTATGTATTTGATAGACCGCATAATTTTTTATTTATTAATTTATTCTTACCAAAGAACAAGAGATTATTTAAAAATTTCAATCAATTAATATTAGAAGATTTTAATTAGTAAAAAAAAATTGAAATTATTGAAATCCAAAAAAATATAAAATATAAGATGAACGACGAAGAGAAAAAACAAAGTAAAGAATATTATCAAAAAAATAAAGAATATTATAAAAAATATTATCAAGAAAATAAAGACAAATATAAAGAAAAGAATAAAAAATGGTATGAAGAAAATAAAGAAAAAAAGAAAGAATATCATAAAAAATATTTTCAAGAAAATAAAGACAAATGTAAAGAAATAAGTAAAAAATTTTATCAAGAAAATAAAGAAAAGCAAATAGAAAACGCAACAAAAATTTATGAAAAAAATAAAGTAGTAATTAATGCTATGAGAAAAAAAGATAGAATTACTTGTGAATGTGGTAGAAATGTAAGAAGAGATGGATTAGAAGCACATTTGAAAAGACCCATACACGATAAACGCCTACACGATAAATTAATTAGTCAAAAACCTATTTAAATGTATAAAAAATATAAATATATAAAATGGACGATTATACTATAATTGATTGTGATATATGTTTTAAAAAATTTCGTTGTTATGGATTACTTGGAGGAAGTGCTATATGTAATAAATGCCATCCAGCATTTCAGTTTGGATACGAGCAAGAGAGAACAAACTGGGAGAGATGGACTGGAAAATCATTCTCACAAATGTGGAAAGAACACGAAAAAAAATAAAAATTATAATTAGAATTTTAAAATATTAATTATGATTTAAATATTTATTTTACCAAATTATTTTCAATATATTCCAAACAAACATATCTCTCTAATTCTCTATCTACAAAACAAGGTTCTTTACATTCATCAAAGAACATTTCATCATTACCAGTTCCATCTTCTAATATCCAATTACTTAAATTAACAATTTCTTTTTCTCCATCTTGAAGTTCAAAATATATACACATATTTTTATATTGTGATATTTTTTCTTTTTGTTGTTTCTTTTTTTCAATAATACAAAACATACAATAATTTTTTCCATTAATATTTTTTAACCATGACACATCTACATCTTTCTTACAATCTTCACAACGAGTTTCTTGACTTTCAAATTTCCAGCATATCATACCATCACTATTATCCTCTACACAAAAAGGGCAAGGTTCACCAGCACATAAACACCAATCTTTTTCTTTAATCTGGTTAGACAAATTTATACGACATCTATAACACCAAATACCCACAATAGGGTTTTTTATTTCTGGTATTTCTTTTATTTTTGGTATTTCTTTTATTTGATTTATTCTTTTTTTAAAATTCTTATAATTAATATTAATTGGTTTTTGGAAAAACTGTGATTCAATATATTTATTACAAAATTCAATAAATTCTTTTTTATCATCATCGTATAATACATCATTTAATTCTTGAATTGTATTATTAAATTCATTAAACATTTCAATAATATCGTCTTGTTGATTAGTCATCTTGGTTGTTGCTTTCATAGGTTCAATTAAATTTTTTTCAATTTTTTTGGAAATTAATAGGTAATTGTTGAGAGAATGTAGTATATTGAATGTAGTAGTAAAAAATACTAGTGGGAGATATATATAATAGTAATAAAAATATATTTTTTTTATTTATTATTTATTTATTTTTATTTTAAATATATAATATACTACATCTACATTCTACATTATTTAAATTTTCTATTATATTTATTTATCTGCTTATTCTCCAATTTTCTTCCTAATCCATTTTTTCCTAGCAATTCATCACGGATACAATAATCACATATAGACCATTCGCATCTAAAATTACCTAAATCAGTTTCGTCGCAACATAAATAATATTCTTGATATTTTTTACATTTAATACAAAATTTACTACCATCCTTATCTAAAATATCTTCACCATTAAAATAATTTATATGGTCTAATTTAACCTTATCACACAATTTATAATTTTCTTTTATCCATTTAGTTATATGTTTTTCGTGAAATATGTTTCCATTCCATCCTTTGCCTATTTTATATTTACTATCTATTTCAAGAGGTATTTTATCGTTTAATATATTCTCGTCATTATTAATTCTACATTTAACGCTAGATTCAGCAATCTCAAATAAATCATTATATATATACGAATAATACCTATCGTCCATTTCATAAAATTTTAAACATATATGTATCAAATGTTCTGCTTCAATATCTAATTCTTGTCTTATTTTTAATATTACTCTCTGTTCTTTTGTATAATTAACAATATGTTTAACAAGGTCTTCATTAGTAAATACGAGGTTGAATTTGCTTACCATTTTGGTTTGTAATTTTGATAGGTTGAATAAAATTTATTTCAATTTTTTTATAAATTAAATATTAATTGGTATTACAAGACTTACAAACTAATTTATTATCAATAATACCCCAAGTAAATCTCTCAATTTGTATTTCTGTATTACATATACTACATATATTTATTTCTTCTTCTTCGTCACTACTAGAATCTAATTCATATTTACAAAATAATTTAGTTCTTAATTCTTCAACCTCTCTAAAAAGTCTTCTACATATAAGTATAGGTTCAAAATCAAATTTGGAATTAAATTGAGTATATCTTTTAATAGGCGTATTATCACACGCTTTTTTAAATAATTCAAATTTACTATAAGGGTCATCAGTATTAAGATATTCATTAAGATATGCTGGAATATTAACTTGTTCGTCTTCAAATGAATAATGTTGGTCTATTAAATCTTCTTCCATTTGAGAGAATGTTATTTTTAATTCATTAACAATTAATTTTTTAAAATAATCATTTCTAACCTTCAATCTATTTAACATAACATCGTCGTTGATTTTATATATTCTCTGTCTAATATCACGAGGGAGGTTAAAGAATTTGAGTTGCATGGTTGCTAGG